GTTTTTGGTTTTTAAGGAATGTGCCATTATTTAATGCCTGAATGGTGGCGTTGTCCAAACCCAGGTCTTTACCGACCTTTCTTTGCGCATCCTTACTAAACTTATCCCAACCTTCGGCTATTTCCCTGAATATGTCTCCAGAGTTCATGTTTTTTAAATCGAAACGCTTCCCGATAATCGCCTCTATGCCACCTAACGTTTTAGTAAGAGGGTTATTCGAGACATCGCCGCCGCCACGAAACTCTGTAATCAGGTCCTGAAAATTCTGAAGAACCCCTACAATCTTTTCACCACTCGACCCCGCCGCCTCTGCTGCGCCGGTAAAACCGTCTAGTTCTTTAGCGGTCATGTCCAGCGCTTTGGATGACACGCCAAGCTGAGTGAGGCTGTTGGTCATGTCCGTTACGAAGTTTTTAACGCCGTAGAGAGAAAGTGATACACCGGCAAGCGCGATAATTTCGTTTCGGATTGAGCCAAAAAAAGAAGCAGCCCTTTTACCGGCCGCTTCCATGTCCTTCGCTGCTTTATCAGCATTCTTTCTGGTCTCATCAAGGCCTTCAGAAACATCCTTCTGACCTTTCTTAAACCCTGACGAATCAAGGCCCAGCGTGACGACCAGCGCGTCGATAATCGTTCCTGCCATTAACGGGCCTCATTTGCTCTGTTGATGACCATTTTGTTGTAACTGTCCACCGTGGATATTTCGAGCAGCCACCACAAATCCTCAGTGCCAAGCGTTGTGCTCAGTTCTGTCAGTGTTGCCATGCCCGAAGAGAGCACAGTCGCTATGGTTTTGGGGACGTTGACATAATCAGCCAGGCCATGAACGGTATCGGTCATGACCGGGGGAATGTCTAACTGGCGGCGGCCTGAGAAAAACCCACGTGTAGCTTGAACACCTCTGCGCGAAGTTTCAGGCGGGTGGATACCTCTTCGATATCGCTGTCGACGAGAGAGCGCACAATGTTGCGGTTTGACGGGTCAGGGATGATTTTGACGCACTTCATCAGCTCATCCAGAAGCGGCTTTGCATCCATCGGGTCGACTTTAGCCAGCATGCCAAAACCGATACGCGCCATCTCATGCATACCCATGTCAGCCATGTTGTCAGGTACTTCAACGCCGTTTTTTGCCATCGCCAGACCGGCACGGATAGCCCACCATTCCGCCTCTGTGGCTGGCATCTCAGTAATGCGGAACAGCTTGCCAGTGTCGCGGTTATCGCCATCTACTGAGTAGTCAATTTCTTTACGTGCCATGATATGCCTTATGCCTGGTAGTTTTCGCCAACAACATTTTCCCAGTCGATCTGGTATGTCGCCGCCTGCAACACGCGCTGAGCGTCGGGGATTGCCTTAACGCGCACCAGAACGCCGTTTGTGAGGGTATACTTGCGCCCGATAGCCGGAAGGATGATTGTCGCGTTACAGCGGAATACAGCCTTGGACGTTTGCGATGTTAACTGCCATGTTTCAAAAACATCACGGCTCGGGCTGTCAGGCATGATGGTGATGGTCTGAAGGTACTGACCGAACACGAAACCGCCAGATAGCTTACCGTCAGCGCCACGCACCGTTACGGCCATTTCGGTATCACCAAGGGCAAACATGGCATCCGCCGCATAACCCTCAAGCGTCTGTGCGCTGGGGTACAGGTTGGTCACAGTGAGAGCAAAAATAGCGTCAGCACTGGTAATTGTATTTCCCGCCATTTAATTGCTCCTTACTGGACCATGATGGATGCGAGGGTGATTTTCTGAACACTGCCACCGTCCGTGTAGTAGAAAGAACACCCCGGACGAATGCGACCTGCACGCTGTTGCGCTGTGGCTCGCGGGATATACAGATACCACCCCTTGGACACAATCGACGCTGCCACATCAACGCCTACAGCGTTTTTGATTTCATCCCGTTGGGATGCAGATAAATCAATGCCGGTACGGATTCCGCCAAAAATTTTCCCCTGTTCGATCGTGTCAGCAAACGACGCTTCAATAGCAGCATCGCCACGCGTGTTATAGGGGAGAGAGCGATTGGATTTAAACAGGTCAATCGCGTTTCGCATCAGGCGAGAGTTAAGCCAGATCTGGAAGCAGAAGCTGTCGAACCATTTGAAATCACCTGTGATTGCGCCTTCAGCCCAGTACTGAGTATCAAAATCGTTGGCGGTGTACGCGCCGTAGAAGTTGTAACCATTAGCCTTAAGGGCCTTACAGTCTGAACTGGAAGTTACGTTTGCAACCAGGCCTGACTGCTCACGGTATTTAAACGGAACACGCCCTTCCTGACGATCAAAATCGAGGCTGGCGGCATAACCCAGCGCAGAAGCCGCATAGTTCTGATCGCCGAAAACAGGCACCACATTCTGATAGTTGTACGTCTCGATAAGCTTATAAGTCAGCGTGGACGTACTTCCCTGCACTTTGGCATCAGCTTCGTTGTAATGAGGCACATATCCAAAACGGTAGTTCTCACTGTTTACCCAGGAGGAAAACGCCAGGTGCTGCGCTTCATCGCACTCAAACGAGGTGGTGAACAGCGCCCAGTTCTGGGTTTTATCCAGCACCGATACCATCAGGGAGGGAACATTAGCAATGTCTGCGCCCTGAGAGATGATGGCACCGGTAGCCGCAGTAAACCGCAGCGCTGTAGCCGCCGTGCCGGTTGCGTAGTTGATGGTGCTTGCCGCGCCGGTCGTGCTTGATTTGATGATGAATGCTTTTTGTACCGTGTCGTATACCACATCAACACCAGAACCCAGCGCCGTCTTAATGATTGTCGCGGCCTGCGCAAAGCTGGTTGCCGCCGTCAGGACGATATTGGTAGATGTCTTGACGGTTCCGTCTACGGTGAGGATCAGAGTTCCGCTGATGAGTTTTAACTGGTCAAGCGTCATGTCTGACAGCGAACCAGAGCGCAACCATGCTGATACAGCAGCTTCATTGAACTGCGCAAACAGCAGGGAACCAGGCTTTTTAGTGGAACCGTCATAGCCATTGAAATAGATGGCGGCCATGCCGTATTCGGTCGAAGTAAAGCCGAAATAACGACCAACGTCTTCTTTGTTCGCAAACGATGGAACACTACCCACCGGCGCATACTGACTGTCTGTGAGAATGAGTCCATTTAAGTCAACCGCGCTACCGCCCGCTGGCAGTACTCCGGGGTTGATTTGTACGTCTTCACGTAAGGAAATTGCCATTTAAGGGCTCTCCGGTGGGTATTTTAAATCTGCGGCAATAACGCCAACTGTGATGCTGTCAAAGAAATCCTGACGCGTGGAAACACTCGGGTTGTATTGCCCGATAAAATCCATCGTCCAGCGGCTTTCGTATTGTTGCTCGCCGTTAATCATCGTTGTCTGATGCGGGTCGGAGCAGTAGAGAGGAATTAATGTGTTGCCGTTTTGCCTGAACCATTCACAGGCATATTCGGAGCGGATCAGCGTACCGATAATTGCAGCGTTATCCGCCGCGTTATCTCCGTAGCAGTCAATCTGGCACGGCCACTGCGTGCTACGGCTGTTTTGCTGAACACCTTCGCCATAGATGCCGTTATCAGCGTATCTCACGCGGTTGGTTGAAAGACCCACCTGCCTCATGGGCGTCATGATAATGAAGTCACCAAGCGGCATTGGAGTAAGGTTCTGCTGCCCGTCCAGTACGTTGTCAATCGTCAGGCCTGTTATATCCATCAGAAACGCCTGAAGCGGGATAAGCAGGTCAATCTCTTTGATGTCGATAGTGGCGCTCATGGTGACCTCTGGAGGTTAACAATCACTTTGCACCATTCCGGCCACAACTCCGCCACTTTCACGACCAGCCATTTGTCGTTACCGACCACGAGAATGTCCCCGCCCTTCTGCTCGGGCCGGTTCACACCGTTGAAATTCCCGTTCAGATAAGCCGAGCGCAAAATTCCCTGAATGTTGACCGCATCGATTTGCTTCAGGTCAGTCGATGACAGTTCCTGAAACTGAACAGACACATCAACATTGTTGTAGGACGGTACGCGCTTTCCGCCTGGTAAAGTTGTGAAGCCGGTATTGACCTGAAACACGCCAGCAACGTTTGGGTTAATTCTGCTGGTTAGCCCGTTTGCAATGCCTCTCAGATTCATTCTTCACCGTCCCTGATATCGTAATCGACGCTGTTAAGCATGTTAGAGGTACCAATTAATGGCTTATCGAAACCTTTCTTCTCGATGGTTACTGGTGACAGAGGCGGCTCCATTAAC